AAGCACCTTATTAAAGTTAATCATATTTATTAATATGATACGATTAGTAGATTTATTAAAAGAGGACGTAATTGAAAAGACCAGTGCGATTCCGGCTATTCAAGAAAGTTTAGATGCTGTAAAAGCTTTAGGAGATAAAACTCTTCTAACTAGAAGATTTTCTGGAGTTAGAATGGGCGTTGCAAAAGTAACTTCAGGGCCTATTACTAAAGGTCGTATAGGGTTAGCTCTTAATCCGAGCTCGCCTGTTTACAATAAAGAAGTTGCAGATAAAATTTTTGAATTAGCTGATAAATTTAAAATGAATCATATTGTATATTGTTCTCATGGAAAGTCTATATTTTATTTCGGTTCTGACTCGTATATAATGATACCAGAAGGTTCGTATAAAACAGTATGGAGTCCTGTAGTAAAAGATTTATATGCAGATTTGAAAACTCATCAGGAAAATAAAGATTTAGATGAATTTCCAATGGCTTCGTATAAAGACGAATGGCCTAAAGGAGATGTTGCTGAAGTGTTAGTAGATTGTGAAAGTTATTTCTTAATAACATTAGAAACACCTATAATTAAAAGTTACATGATGAAAAATAAAATACCAAAACCTAAAACATACATGGAGTTGTATGAAATTTTAACTAAAACACTTGAAAAATTTTCAAAATGATTTGTTAATTTGATTTGATTTTATTATATTAAGGTTATGAAAGCAAAAAAGTTAGTGTATTTCCCTTCACTCAGTTCCGGTGCGTACGCATCGCCACTTACGAAAAATATGGAAGTAGCCCCTGGCGTTCCATATCGATTTTGGGACGATCGAACTCCTGAGAAATGGAGACATAAGTATTTTCTAATGACTGCCGGTCATTTGTATAAAAAAGAAACTATTAGACAAACTTGGGGTTTGCAAGATTCTTTAGTATTTGGTGATTCCGGTGGATTCCAAATTGCAACAGGAGCATTAAAATGGGACTTGTCTTTGCGTGATCAAATTTTTAATTGGTTAGAGACAAATTCAGACATTGCTTGTAATATAGATATTCCACCTCGTGTAATGTATGAAGGCCGGTTTCAAGATGCTTTAGATATGAGCATTGACAACTTCAAGTATTTTGAACAAAAGCAATCTGGTAAAACTAAATTTCTAAATGTAGTTCAAGGTTCTAATCCTGTAGAATTTGCTCATTGGTACAAAACAGTTAAAGATATGCAATTTGGAGGTTGGTGTATAGGATCATCTAGAAGATTGGTCGACTTTATGTATATATTAGCTTTAATGATTAAAGAAAAAGAATTTGAAAAGACTTACAATACTTGGATACACTTACTAGGCATTTCAAAAGTGTCAGACTTTTTCGTATTAGCTCAAATGCAAAAGTTAATGAATAAGTATACTGACAACAGAATAACAATATCGACAGATAGTTCATCTCCAGGCCAATATCCTATATTTGGTCAGATGGTATGGTCTCCGAATTGGAAAGATCAAGTATTTAATATGTTGTATTTTCCTAAAGATGGTACTAACTTAAATTATCCGGCAGATGGTCATATTCCTTCATTAATTGATCATCCAGGTGTTCCATACTTAACTTGGGATGTAGTTAAAAATTATTCAACAGAAGCAGTTACTCGATTAACTTATCATAATTTGCATATGTATGTATATACTTGTGATCATGTTGAAAAGTTAGTTAATTCTTGTCCTCTAGAAGTATTAAGTGAGCTTATTCCTAATGATTTAGTTCAGGTGCTAAAGTCAATGGAAGAAATGTTTGAAGCTGCAGACCCTATTTCAGTATATGAAAAATATCGTCCATATTATGTTAAATTTGGAGGAGAAAATGTTACTAATATTGATAAAGTAGTAATTGATAACTTTTTTGATTTTGCACCATTAAGCAATGCTGCGTACGCAAAAGAACAAAAAAAATTAGAGAAAAAAAATAAATAATTCTATTAGTATTTTTCTATTAGTATAATATTTATTATTGATATGGGACGCAAAAAGAAATACACCAATGAGGAGCGTGTAGAAGCTCAGAAAAAATGGTCTAAATCTTACTACGAGCGTAACAAAGAAAAAATAAATAAAAAAGCAATGGAAAAGTATTATGAAACTAGAAAAAGTAATTTATAAAACAACAAACAATATTACTGGTAAAATTTACATAGGACAAAGTTCAAAAAATAATCCTAGATATTTAGGATCTGGTATTAATATTCGTAATGATTTAAAGATTTACGGAGTAAGCAATTTCACTAAAGAAATTCTCGAATATTGTAATACGAAAGAAGAGCTTAATAATCGAGAAAGATATTGGATAGCATTTTATAATTCAACTTGTCCAGAAATTGGATATAATAAACATCGAGGCGGTCAAGGAAGAGATACTTTAGGAAGAAGATTAATGAATGATGGTCAAAAACATTATTATATTCATATTGATGATATTGATCAAATGCTATTAATGGGGTATGTTTTTGGACCATTGGAATCGACTATTGAGAAATGTAGAAAAGCATCTTCGGGTGTAAATAACCCTAATTATGGAAACCGTGGGGTTAGTAATATATTATATGGAAGAAAACATTCGTCTGAGACTCGTAAGAAAATGTCAGAAAATAATCATAATAGAGGTAAAAAACTTCCTGATAGCGTTATTCAAAAGCTTTCTGCGGCTAAGTTAGGAGAAAATAATCCGATGTATGGAGTAAAACAAAAAACAACGAAGTGTCAAAATTGTGGTAAAATAATTCCAGTTAATATCCATAATAGATTTCATGGACTAAAATGTAAATCTATGCGCACGCAAAAGAAAAAAGAAAAAGAAAGTCAAAAACAAGTTAAATCAGTAAAATAAAAAACAATAAACGTTATGGCAAAAGAGTTATATTTCAATGATGAGTCTAGAAAAGGACTTCATGAAGGAGTAAGAAAGTTAGCACAAGCAGTTGCTGTTACTTTAGGACCTAAAGGTCGCAATGTAGTTATTAGTAAAAAGTTTGGATCTCCATCAATTACTAAAGATGGAGTTTCCGTAGCTAAAGAAATTGAACTTTCTGACCCGCTAGAAAATATGGGTGCGCAGCTAGTTAAAGAAGTTGCTAATAAAACAGCTAACGAAGCTGGTGATGGAACAACTACAGCTACTGTATTGGCGCAAGCTATCATGACTTCCGGTCTCAAGTCGATTGCAACTGGAGTTAATCCTATTGATCTTAAAAGAGGTATTGATAAAGCAGTTGATGCTGTAGTTGATTCTCTTCAATCGTTATCTCAACATATCGGTAGCGATGTTGATAAAATTAAACAAGTAGCTACTATATCTGCTAATAACGATTCTTCCATTGGAGAATTAATTGCAGAAGCTATGAAAGTGGTTGGTAAGGATGGAGTTGTTACTGTAGAAGAAGCTAAAGGTATGGAAACTGAATTGAAAACGGTTGAAGGTCTTCAGTTTGACAGAGGATATTTGTCTCCATACTTTATTACTAACACAGATAAAATGGAAGCAGAATTGGAAAATCCAGTTATTCTAATTTACGATAAAAAAGTTAGTTTAATGAAAGACCTTCTTCCTATTTTGGAAAAAGCAGTTCAGACGGGTCGTCCACTTTTAATTATCGCAGAAGATGTTGATAGCGAAGCTCTAGCTACGTTAGTAGTTAATAGGGTGAGGGCAGGATTGAAAGTTTGTGCTGTGAAAGCTCCTGGCTTTGGAGAAAAGCGTAAGGAAATGTTAAAAGACATTGCTATCTTAACAGGAGGAACTGCTCTGTTTGAAGAAGCTGGTCATACTTTAGAAAATGCTGAATTGTCTGATTTAGGAGAAGCTGCTAAAGTAATTGTGTCAAAAGACACTTGCACAATTGTAGATGGTGCCGGTGAGAAAGACGCTATTGTAAATCGTATTAAAGAAATTCGTGCTCAAATTGAATCTGCTAAATCAGATTTTGAAAAAGAAAAATTGCAAGATCGTTTAGCTAAATTAACAGGAGGAGTTGCTATTCTTTACATTGGTGCAGCATCTGAAGTTGAAATGAAAGAAAAGAAAGATCGCGTTGACGATGCATTATCAGCTACTCGTGCCGCTATGGAAGAAGGAATTGTTCCCGGCGGTGGCGTTGCTTTAATTCGTTGTCTTAAATCTTTAGATGCTTTAAAAGGAGATAACGAAGATGAAACTGCTGGTATACAAATTATTAAAAAGGCAATTGAAGAACCACTTCGTCAAATTTGTGCAAATGCTGGAGTGGAAGGATCTGTCGTAATTAAAGAAATCGCATCAGCTTCTTCTTGTCTGTTACGAAGTTCTTCAAATATCGGTTACAATGCGAGAACAGGAGTATATGAAAATATGATTCAAGCGGGTATTATTGACCCTGTTAAAGTAACTCGTGTGGCATTACAAAATGCTGCTTCAGTAGCTTCAATGATTATGACGACTGAATGTGCAATTGTAACTTTACCAGAAGAAAATAAACAACCACAGAATAATGACTTTTAATTTGTTTTATACAAAAGAATACTTTATATTAATAAAAATTAAATAACCAAAATATGGAAAAATCGAAATTTATAGGTTTTGTAAACCGTTACTTTTTAGGTGGTAACACTGATAGTGCAAAGCTTGTCGTTGAAGACAAAAAGCTTATGACTAAATTTATTAGCTCTGATCAAAACGTAATTGGAGAGGTAGTGCTAAATACATTTGACGCTCCGGATGCAGAATTAGGAGTATATGCAACCTCTCAGTTAGTTAAAATGCTAACTGCGGTAGATGAGAAAATGGATGTAGCGTTTGGTGAAGTTGATAAAAAGATTTATTCAGTTTCATTTAAGGATCAAGATACCAATGTAACTTACATGTTGGCTGACTTATCTGTAATTAGGCAAGTTCCTAATTTGAAATCTCTTCCAGAGTTTGATGTAAAGATTGAAATTAACAAAGACTTCGCAAATAATTTTAAGAAGTCTGCAAATGCTCTTCCTGAGTCTGATAACTTTGGTGTAACTTGTGATGGTACTGATACTAAAATTATTATCAATCACTCAAGTGTAAATACTAATCGTATTGTATTTAAGGCTAATGCAAAGGAAGCTACTA